TGGGGTTACAATTAACAATTAAAATCAAAAGGGTTATACAAATTACGCATAATCAAAATTAACAATCAACATTTATTAAATAAAGCACATGAAGCTATACGAAACAATAGCAAATGGCAAAGAAAAAGGATAAATAATCGCCTATGGGAATTACGGGGAAACCCAACCTAAAGACGGCGATAAAAGGTACATATAAAGTACAATAATCATGACAAAATAAAAGCGGAAAGGCCGCACAATATAAATAATAATAAAATGTCTTGAGTAAATATGACAAATAAGTACAATGACGGGTGGCCTGACTAAGTTTAGCCTACTGGGAGGTAGGTTACAGGCAGCTAATACACCTTACACCGGGGACAGTGATGGGTGTGGCACCCGGCTTGGCCCAGTCAGAATTACTTCTGGCTGGGCCAAGTCAAATTGTGGCAGCGGCTAATCCGCTACTACTATCCTATGGGAAAAGTAGGGCACGGCATGAATGACCGTGGGAGAATTCATTATAGTCCGTCGTACCGACCAAAGCTCTGCAGCGTGAGCTGCCAGTGGATGCGATACTAAAAACACAATATAGTCCAACCAAAGAGGAGTCTCCACGACTCAATGATTGACCTGCCTCAATATACCTAGGGCAGGCTGTAGGTTTCCGCTGAAGTCCCCCGTGTGGTCCGTTTTGATGTTTCGAACGGACCCGACACAAACTAACTCATTGGTGCGAGTCCGCATCGCTGCGAACTACACCCACTACACGGTGACTTTCTCCTGAGTGAGACCATGACAATGTGGGAAGGTTACTTACTATTACGGTGGGTGATTTTGTTAGTCAAACACGGTAAACTAGTTAATTTATGTTGCCCCAGCCAAAAGGATTAGGTTCCCAAGGTGATGAGGCAGGGTTTCCCGGCAGCATACTCGTGTACCCCCATCCTGCGTTCGTCATCTGCGTCGTGCGCGGCTCGTAAGCCATAGCGCCTGGTATGAACGCGAGATAACTTGGCAGTCCGGCGGCAGCAAGAGCTGCGGTTTCTGCTGAGAAATATTGATCCGACATGTGAGCGAGCGCCGCGAAGTGCTCACCCATCAACCCTCCGATCTCTGAGGTCCGTTGTTGTGAAAGGGCGGAAGTGTGCTCAAATTTGGCGTTTGCTTGAGCAGTGTCATTCGCAAACGAAGCTTGCTGCATAGCATCCTCATTCTGAATTTTCTCTTCCGTCTCTTTATTGGACTCTCGATCGCCGAGAACGGTGTCGGTGACGTCAGCCCCAGCAATAGGCGCGTTTGAAGCGCCCGTGTTGGAGATGGTAGTTGTGGGGTTTGTGGTACTGGTAGGTGCATTAGGGTCGGTGGATGAATAGGGTGGTGGTGCTTCCTTCTCACCAGCCTCCGCTCCTTCTGCTTCTGGTGCTGCCGCTACAGCCTCGGCCATTCCTTACTGAGTTCTTCCGCCTCTCTGAGGAGCGGTTGAACGACTAAAGGGAACGATACCGGCGGTAGGATGTGCGGCGCGTAGGGTGCAGAAAAGTTGTAGGGGAGCGGTAGGTCGACTTGAAAGACAGTGGGTTGTTGGCTCTGTTGGTATTTGCAGGTCCAGTGTCCGTTGTACCAATACAGCTGTCCAATGAAGGACCCGTGGGCGACCGATACCGACCTAAGTTCGTGAAAACTCATCGGCACGTCCTCCTCCTCGACTTTCAGGCAAAGGCAATTCCAAAGTACGTCGAAACAACACGTCGATATCCCCCTCTGAGTCTCTAAACTCGCGTAAGATCTCGCAGGCCACGGAGGTGGCGAATCTCGCGAAGTAGTAGGAGACAATGGCGGAGAGGAAGACATCAACGAATCGAAACAACATTACCAGGTGGGCAGGCCGTTGTCACCTTCGAAGTCGTCTGCTGCAATAAGTATTGGGTAACGTTTCACGTGAGGTGCAAGGTGGTCTATTGGTAGGATGCACAGTCCAAGATGCCTCATAAAACGCAAAATGTGTACTTCAAGAATTTCTTCCTCTTCTGCTCTGAGAACGTCGTTGTCGTACGTTGCTTGATGGAACAAAGGTCCCGGAGCGTAGATAATGGTTCCGTCGTGTCCAACTAAATGGTTGAAAGGACAAGTCGGAAAGTGGAAGGTGACGTGAAGTTCGTCTGCACAAGTTACGTCTACTGAATTAGTGTTGAAGCAGTTGTAATGCCAAACTTTAGGAAAGGCGTTGAATGTGGCAAGTGAAGGTATAGGCATTGTCACTTTCTTCTCTCTTCATATACCGAGGAGTAATCGGCCCCCAGCCGATAGACTCCGTTTCCGCCGCCGCGACCTACTCGCGCGCGGCTCTATTGCGTCCTGTGCTCTGTTGGGCACGTCCCCCCCTTCCTGTGCGCGGGAGGTGAACCTCCCCTCGAGTCGTGATGCCCTGGCGCGTAGCAGTGAGCAGCAACTGGTTTTGTGCTGCCTGCGTGCTCGGTGGGAGCGGCGTGGTGGCGAGCATGATCTCGACTGGTTGCCACTTGAAGGCAGAGTAGTCAAAGAAGACATTCGTCGACGAGGCGTTGGTCGTGAAATATCCCTCGTAGTACTGCTTGACGTACATGACGACGAGTCCTGTTGAGATGCTCGAGACGGCCCACATAAGGGCCTGGCCTGGTTGAACAAGTGATGACAAGTTCTGACTCTGCAGCCCGGCAATGGTCGCCGTTGTCTGTGCGCAGACGATGAGGGAGAAGTCAGTTGAATTCCACTGTCCAAGATTGTCTGACTGAAAGACTACAAAGCTCTCCGGCAAGGATGGTTGGATACTAGCCGGCCCACTTGTGTCCCTTGTGTCCGGGATGACGTTGAACACGCCGTTACCAAGTCCAAATCCGGCCACGAATGAGTTGTTGCCGTCAACTTCGCCCCCTATGTCCGTCGCGCTGGTGTACGGGATGAGGAGGCTGTAAACGCCTGTTCCGACGCGTACTGCTGTCCCTGCCGTCTGGCCGTATTGGTTGAGGCCGTTTGGGCTATTGAGGAACGTCATGTCGAATGCCCCTCCCGCAATGCTCGTCATGTCGTACGTTAGCGGTCTTGTGACGTCCTCTGAGACGCCAGTTCCGAACACGTATGCTGGTCCGTCTTCATCGACGCCAGCGTTGACGGCAATGGGCTGTCCTTCCCACGGCACGTACGGTCTTCCGACATATTTGCCCGCGAAACTTGAGAGGCCGTAGTACCCTGCAATAAGTTCGGGGTACGTTGTCTGCGAGAGAACGGCAAACTTGGTCACGGGCTGCCCAATGTATGGGTCAGTAACGATTGTTCCATTCGGCATGAGTACTTGGGCGTCCTCGATGGGCTCGTTCTGCGCGGCCTCTTCGATGGGCATGAGCTGGGCGACTCTGAAGTTTGCTGCCAGCTTGTTGAAGACAAGGACGTTGACTGTGCACGGTTCTCCGCTCGCGTTGATGAGGGGAGACATGACATAGATGATGACTGTGCCGCCCGTTTGGTCAATAGACGAGTCACCGACTCCTGCGCTCCAATGGAACATGACGTTCCTTTCATCTGCTCCCTTCTTCGAGATGACTGCAGCCTCCTTGACATCCGCAACTGTGTACGGAAAAACTGTGAGGTCTGCCAGAGTGACGGCGTTGTTGGGGTTGTAGCCGGGCGGAACTCGGCACATGCCAAGTTTGCCTCCGTTGAAGCCAGTCCCGACGACCATGACTTCCCACTCGATATCTCCAGCCCATGCTCTCCATGGTGCTGCGAAGTACTGGATGTACTGATTGCACCCCTGCGGTGAGATTTCGTACGTTGCGAGCTTAGTGCCAGCTTGAGCAGTACTAGACCAAGTGATATTTCCCACGACAATTGGCTTGTGGTAGAGATCATTTGGGAGCATACCTGGTTCGCCTGTGTAGACGTTAACCATGGCACTTGGGCCCCCACTTGTCTCCTGCCTCCCTGAGAAGGGCGTTGCAGTGTGTCCGGTTGGTGGCGCTCCGGACTCCGTTGGTGCTCCTGGACCTCCGACGACAGCTGGTTGAACTGGCATGTTGAAGCGTTGGTTAGCGGCATCTGACTGATTTTCAAAATCTTCTTCATATACCGCCAGGGAACCCGCATCGGGTAGACCTGTGTCCCATATGGAAAAGTAGCAAGCTGAATAGCTGGGCCACCGGTCTACAGTTATTCCCCAATCTCTGCATGCGTTCATGAGATGTTCGCGCATGCGGTTGAAGAACACTTGTCCGTGGTTTGTCGCCTCGAGAAGTGCGCTGTCGACAGTTGCTGCAATGGTGCAGTTGTCGAAGTTGATGGTCTCTGGTTCCTTCCAAAAGTCGTGCTGTTTCTTGCACTGCACGAAGTCGAGGATTTTGTGGAAGACGTCCTCTTGGAGTCGCCCACACCAATAGGGCGATGGTCTGCCATTGGGCATTTCTGCTCTCGCAAAATTCCTCTTCAGGAACTCGAGCTGTGAAAGATGTTTCCAGGTGACCTTGTCGACTTTCGCTGCCGGCGTGTAGTTGACTCCAAACTTCGCACCCTCCGCGATAAAGGCCTCTGGTGTGAAAATGTCAGCAACACTCTCGTGCACAGTGTTCATTACGTCATCTCCGTACAGTGATGTTGCCACATGCGTTACGTAACCATGGTGGTTCGCAATGTTCAACCTGTTGAACCTTCGCATGATGGTCATCCAAATGTAGAAGTGATAGATATGGTGTGCGATTGAGTTGTTGATGCTCGTGAGAGGCGTGCCACTGATGTGCCCTGTTGGTAGGACAACGGCGAAGTCTCGATACATCACCATGGGCTCACAATCGTAGGATATGAGCGTCTCTCTGATGATGTCGTCTTCTGGTTTCCAATCTGGATCTGTTGCCTTGTAAATTGCGTTCCAAGCGATGTGGAGCCGCTGCAAAACGCAAAGTGGCAGTGATGAATCCCAGTTGGCAGCGTCAAGATCAAATCCACGAGTGCTAATGCGTGCATGATAATTGTAGAGTGCGTGAAACCCGATTCCTATCGGGTTAATCCCCACCTTAATGGGGTGGTGCTCGTGTGTGTCACCAATTGCGCACTGTGCGGCATGGAAGTACATCCGCACGGCAAGCACCTGATCGAAAGGTGCTGCCCAGATTGCTCGCGTCGCGGGAGCCTCATAGATTTTCTTGGTCTTCCTGAGCTCGTCCTTCAGGAGGCCTATGTTGAGACAGGCCGTCCTAATTCCACGGCGCGCGCAGTCGATAATAGCATCAACTGCGTGAACGAGTTTCGCGCCTGATGGATCCTTCTTAATAGTCCATATCTGCCGAGTCGGATCAAACTCGACAAACCCACCCTTCTTATCACATCCTGGAAGGTGGCGCCATGGGAATCCAGGTGACGTGCCCCTGTTGATGGGGCTTGACGTGTGGTATTCGCTACACCCGTTCAAGGCCTCCGTCTTCGTTAAGACGTGCGTCGAGAAGCCTTTAGTCTTCAAGAGTGTGGCGTAATAGTCACCAACTTCTCGCACACAGAAATCGAGAAGTTCGAGATTCATGTCAGCTGGGAGACGATTGTACTTCTCCATGCCATCGACGTACGGGTCGTAGTCGTATGGAAGGCGGGCATCCTTCGGGCTGAGTACAACTGGCTCAAAAGGTTTCTCCCCTGGCAAAGCGAGTGGTGATGCCCATAGTCGCGTCTGGTCTGGGACGTATTGATGAATGACGTCGTCCTTCTCGTAGTCGTAAGCCACGCCGACCACTCTGTAGTGGCCATGCATGATAGTCTCGATGGGCATGAGGTTTTGGTGCCCAAGGATGACAATGCTCTCCACGTCGCTAGCATGATTTGCCAGTGCTTTCGGGAAGTAGGGCTCAAAATCCTCAACGAAGAGGAAAGCCCCAAATCCTGTCACTCTGTTGGCTGCGGAGTGCAAACTGACAATTTTTCTGGCGATTGACGTGTTGTTGACGATACAAGGGCTGCCACAGAGGCCCACTGATGAGCCTATTGGTCCGTAGTGTGTCCCGTTCGCATGGCCGTGGTAGTCCGTACCAAAGCGTAAGACGCCTTCAATTTTCCTCTCAAGGACGTCCCCAACTAGGATGTTCGTGAGGACTGTGGTGTTATCGGGGTAGTAGTAGGCCAACCACGCTCTGACCCCAACTCTGACTTTGGCGTCTTTCTTTGAGGCAATGTGTTGCCTAATATCTCTGAAACACGGACTACCACGCGTGTTTCCGTCATTGCTTAGACGGAAAATGCAGATGTCTTTGTAGAAATCAAGGGCCTCAATTTGACCAACATAGGACGTACCTTTCATGTCAAAGCACGTAAAGAGATCTCCTTCTTTTTTGGAACAGAAGGCATGTGAGTTTGTTGCACCAACGTTGCCCCCAACCATCAAACCGCGAAGCTTGATGTTGTGTGGAGCCCCAACGAAGACGACGTTACCTCTCAAAATTTTAGTGAGATTTGCTGCTGTCTCGTCTATGAGTGCATGATTCTCAATGTCACCGTTTCTTGACTCTGATTCGAGGTCTGTCTTAAAGACGCGCTTCGGTAGAACGTCTATGATAGCCACGGGCTTGGGGTCCCTAAGAACACTCACCGGCTCAAGCACTCTACTGCTGGCAGCCGGACTGAGTTCTGCACCCTTCGCCTTTCGTTCGGCAAGTTGCTTCCCTCCGCGCTGTTTGTACTCCTTTGTGATTCCTCCACGAAGCGCTGTGAGTAGGCCCTTACCTTCGTTACTGAGTTCCTTCACAGTCGGCTTAGGCCTCGTCGCAACTGAGACTGGTTGTCTCCTGACGCGTTCTTCCCAACTCTCGTTGTATATGACGTCAAAGCAGTGACCGCAATCAGCTGAGTGGCAGTCATAGCAGTACGTCATGATTCTCTTCCCTTGTCTTGCGGTTTTGGGTGTTCCCGTGGGTCCGAAATCGTAGTCATTGACATCATCTGGGAGGCCATTGCCTGCCATGGACTCGGACCAGGACTTAGTATGATCCTCTTCAATGAAATATGTCTTGTATGGCTCCTTTCTTCCCTCGTTACCGAGAGCCATGACTTCGTCAAATGCGTTGCACTTCTTCCTAATTTCGTTTGAGCGAACGATATTGTAGACTCCGAGGCCTATGCCTGCAATGGTCTTAAGTGCGAAGAAGAGAGCATCGATGAAAATGGTGATGGCATCAGCGCTCTCTCTAGCCTTCTCAACAATTCCTGCTATGCGGTTCTTTTGGGCTTGGTAGAAACTGTCCTGGTCTCTCCTCTCTGGAACGTCGAGGATCTTGATTTTCCCCGTCGTTGTGTCCAGAACACATGACTTGTCTGTGAAGAGAAGTCCAACGACGAGTTCGACGCGTGACGTGAGCCCGAGTGCATTGAATTGTATGAGAAGTTCCTCCCATGAATCACCCCTGAGTGTCGCTGCTGGTGCGAAATCGAGGATGAGTTGGGCCTGGCTGATGGCCCCTATTGAATTAGGTCCTTGTTGCTCGGTCGCCATTTTCCAAAAGTCCGCAAATGTCACCGTGTGTGAATCTGCCCTCTTACATGGAAAAAGAAGTGTGGACTCTGGCATAGGAGCCGTCCATTGCGGGACGTGCATAGTGTGTTTCCGCACTGTCTCAACGATTTCGTCTTTGCTGCAGATGATGAGTGACTTCGAGTAGGTCAACTTCTTGTGGACTACGCTTGGTTGTCCGACAGAAATCTTCTGATAGTGCACTTGGATGCACGGTTTGAGGTCGAAGTTGGCTTCACCGCGTCCGAGAATGTTGAGCTTCTTCTTCGCTGCCGCAATAGGCGACAGGGAAAAAGTGAGAAGTACGACTCGCCTGTTAAAGGCCTCCGGGAGGACGTTTGCTTCTTTGAGCGCGGCGTCAAGCGTACCTGTATTGCACGCAAAAAGATGTGGATGTTCACGATCTTCTGCAGACCCCCATATGCGCTCTATGGCATTCCTGAAGCGCTTGGGGTTGGCTGTGAACTCATCAGTGTTGTACTCGTCGTAGTTCTCGAGCCACACATATTCAGGATGTATGGCCTGGAATTCCCTGCACCACGTGGTCTTGAGAACACCTGCTGGTCCAACCAAAACAATGCTCCGCTTCCCGCTAACAAAGTGTTGGTCAACCGCGGCACCATGTGTAGTTGGTGAGCTAATGAAAATGCGTCTGGGGTGAGTAGTCGCATCATATCCATCTTCACTGTTGTCGTCATCATCGGCTTGGTTTTGCATTTCCTCCTCCATGCGCCTGCCAAGATCTAGCATGGCGTCAGCAGCGTTGAAGGTTTGCTGGCGCTGGACGCGCTCTTCAGCGTTTCCCCGGAATCTCCAGTTGGCGCCTCGTTCTCCTGGACCGCCGACAAAGAAATTGTCGCCCATCCTCTGAACACCCCGAGGTCGCTCCTCCGCGGGCGGAGGAGGAGGGGGGTCGTGCGCATCGTGGGCGGTGGGATCGAATTGATAATCAGCCCCTCGTGCTCTGAATGGACGAAAGGCACGTCCGGGTGCCCCCTGAGGTCCGCGTTGGGGGAAGAGAGCCTGCTGTCTTTGGCCATCCCCCATTGCGGCCAGAGCCGCTGCGCGCATTCTGTCTGTAGTCCCTCGTGGGTCGAGGTCAACTGCGCGGAAGATTGGCATTGCATATTGTACTCTCTCCTGTTCGGTAAGTGGGTTGTCTTCATCGAAATCGACGTCCTCATCTTCCTCTTCCTCGTCATCATCCTCGTTCTCGTCCTCTGTAGGCTCACGCAAACTCTCCTCGTGGGTGAGGCGGTAGTGCAGTCGTTTGGCGTACATAGCTGCAGCTAGTTGCTTAGGCGTGAGTGTCCGCGGGCCAGTTTGTGGTGGCATGTACTGGTTATGGACGGGTATGGGATTGAGTCGAGTGAGAGTCAAGTGGCTGAAATCTTTCTTATAATGGTCAGCTGGCAACTCTCTGTTGTACGCGTTGGCTTGCGTTGCAACATCGTCGACGACGTGGATAAGGAAGTCCCTACGCCTATTAATGGCGTCCGGGTTGGTAACTTTCTTATGTCCGTTGATGCCCACTTGGTTTGAGCATATGATGATGTACGGTGATGTGAAGGCCGTGCCCTTTTCTTCAACAGACGCCTTTATTACGCCATAGGGGTTGCACGACTTCATGGGAATGAATTCGTCAACGTCTGTCCCTTCAATGGCGGAACCAAAGTCGTCATATACGTAGACCGGTTGTCCAACGTATGTACTGTTGAAGGCCTCAACTGAATTGCGTGAGCAGACTGAGAGTGAGGCACCCTCATGTCCCGAGAGTAGTTTGACAAGATGAGCGACAAACCTACTCTTTCCGACGCCTGACGCGCCATAGAGCCAAACGCAAGTCGGCTCCGCGCGACTCTTCGTCGCCATAATGACTGCCTTGAGTTTCTGAGCAACCTCCTTGCGGAGGGCTAAGAGGGTCATTATGAGTGGGGAAAGAGATGCGGTGTTCTCTTTCAAGGACGCAAGCGCCCCACAGAGTTCTTCGACGTCGTCGACTTTCTTGAAGATATCAGCGACGTACTCTGTTCTTGCAATGACTTCAGAGACATTGTCATCAAGGTCTTTCCTGAACTTCTTAAGTTCAGCAATGAGATTAACAATGTCCTCAGCGATCTTGGCCTTCAAATGAAGTTTTTCCGGCTCGAAAGCCGCCTTGAAGGAATCACTGACGAAGCTGTGCATACCGGCGAAAGACTCAAAAAGGACTTTGGAGTCCTTAAGGTTGGACGCCATCGCGTGAGCGACTTTGGCAACCTTTCCACCAACGCCTGTGAGTCCAAGGCCACTGAAGGCCACGAAGGCAGCTGGGAGCGCGATTTTAGCGATGGGCGCGACATCGAGGAGTTCTTTTGGCAAATGATGCCCGAGTTGCTCCATGAACTCGTCGAAAGCGTCACCGTTGGCATGATTTGCCAACCCACCAACTGTAGATGAGGAGTCGTTGGTTCCTTCTGCAAGTGGGAAATGGTCGAGGAGGTGTGTTTTCTTCCTGAGATCGACGATTCCTTCCACTATTGATGAGAAGGCGGCACGAGTGGTCGTGCACGTGGGTCGCCAATAGAAGCCGTACGTTTCGAGGAGTACGACGACTAAATTGATGCGTGTGAGGTGACTATCGGCAATAAGAAGATCACCGATAAATTTGAGCAAGTTGAGTGGTTTGACTTTGCCCATCATCTCCTCCACACTTGCGAATGGATTTGATTCGACTTTCGAAATGTGTTCTTTGATGGTTGATAGAACACCTGGAGCCGAAGAGCAAAGAGATTCGCTCACCGCCTCCGATGATGGAGGGGCGAGCGGGGGCGGAACCGTGAGGTGAACACGGTTCGTGCGGGCCTCGTATGAACACGAGGCAGTATCCAGATTCGACCCACATGACTGGGGATTCTGGGACGAAAGTGCCAAGTCAGCAGTGCTGAAACTGCTACAAGGCTCAGCTGGAGAATGAACTCCAGCCGGAACATCGGACTGGCCCAAGCTAATGGCTGGTCCGGAAGGGGCGACAGGGCGTGACTTGTCGCTATTGACATGTGCTTGCACACGTTTTTT